AGAGGTTCCTATATGGAAAGAGAGTTATATAATAATACATTATGGAATTCATTAAAACATAAAACGCCCGTTGAACCTACGGAAGATTTGCTTCGATATTTAATTGATAATTCCAGAGTACTTTCAGGATGGGAAAAGGATATTCTGGAAATTATCCGTATGCAGGGTAGGCAATATTATTGGTCATTAATTAAAACCAAATATTCAAATGAGGGATTCGCCTGTTTTATCCACGAAAAGATAATGCGAAAACTTTTCAATATGGGGCTTATGACTTCAGAAGAACATGCCGAATATAATTATTCCAATTCACTTGTTAAAGCAATGAATCCCTATGCAATGAATCCTTATCTGATTGGGTCTACTATCTGGTATGATATTGAGGATAGATGGGACAAAGGAAAACATGGGGATGAATGGGAAGAAGAACATAATCTCATCCGAAAAAAAGAATGGGACACAAAAGAAATGAAGGGATGGGAAAAGGTGCATCAAGTCTTAAGGACAACACATGATTGGTTTTTCATGAATGAATTTTTGACTAATGATCTAACAAAAGATTTGAGTTTATATATCTATATTCAAGGAAGGGAGTTTATGTCCGGTAAATTTATTGTTACTGACTATGATATTGATCAAGTTCGGCAATTAATTATTAATAGTTTTTCTCATAGTGGAGTGCCAAAAATTAGAGCGATAGATGGAAACTATCAAGGAAAAAATGATCTGCTTCTGGAGCATGAGCATATTGGAATTGATTTAGATGATCTATATGCACATAAAACATTAGAACATATAAACAATTTATGGGGTAATACTATTTATTTGAAAACCATAAAAGACAAAGTTCCTTTTTCATATAAATGCCAGAAAATTCAAATAAAACAACAGCCCACTATCAAATAACCATTTCTTTAATAATTTCCTTATAAATAACATAAGGAGATATAAAGAAATGTGTGCTATCAGATATGATGACTTTGTAATTAGACCAAATGCGGAACATGAATACTCTCCAGAACAAATAGAAGAACTGATAAAATGTAGGGACGATCCTTTACATTTTATTACCACCCATGTAAAAATAGTCACTTTGGATCACGGAGAACTTGTATTTGATCCATATGACTATCAGCTTGAAGCATTAGACGCAATTATTAATAATCGCTTTGTAATCGGTCTATGGAGTCGTCAGAGCGGAAAAACCTCCCTAGTGGGCGCATATGCCCTTTGGTTTGCATTATTTCACGATGATAAGAACATTGGTATAGTATCCAATAAAGAAACATCCGCTAAACGAATTCTCGACATGATAAAACGAATGTATGAGAATATCCCCGCATGGTTAAAACCTGGAGTAACAGAATATGCCAAAACAGTTACTTCATTTGACAATGGAACAAAACTAGTAATATCCGCCACAACCTCAGATGCATTTAGAGGCTGGCCGATGAATATGGTTATATGCGATGAGTTTGCCTTCGTACCAAGCAACCAAGCAGAAGAATTTTGGGCATCTAACTATCCTACTATTTCTTCAAGTCATGAATCTAAAATCATTTTGATTAGTACTCCAAATGGAATGTTCAACATATTCCATAGGTTATGGACACAAGCAGAAGCAAAAGACAATTCGTTTATTCCTATAAAAGTAAAATGGGACAGAGTGCCGGGAAGAAATGAAGAATGGAAGAAAGTACAACTTTCTAATTTAGGGCAAACAATGTTTAACCAAGAATTTGATGTTGAATTCTTGGGGTCATCCAATACCGTTATTCACCCCGAATGTTTGCGTACTCTTTTATCTTTATGGTCAGATCCAGTTTTTACTGATTTGAAGGGCAAGTTAAAAATATGGGAAAAACCAATCGAAGGAGCATTATATACTCTTGGCATTGATCCAGCAAAGGGAACTGGAGAAAATAATTCAACTATCCAAGTATTAAAGATAAATTCGGCGGCACCGATTGATATGGAAGAAGTAGCAGTATTTAAAGATAACCTAACCGACATATACACTTTCTCTAATATTATAGATAGGTTATCAATGTATTATAATAATGCGTACATAATGTGTGAAAATAACGGAGAAGGTGCGGGTGTTATAAATAATTTATGGCATGGATTGGGAAATGGAAACCTAGTAAATTCTGGTTCTAAAGAGAAATCATTGGGTATAAGAGCACAAAAAAACACAAAACCCAAAGCAGTACTTTTGATGAAAAAAATAATAGAAGATGGAAGTATAAAGATAAATGATAAGGATACTATAGAAGAACTTGGATCGTTCATTGAAGATGGAAATAAATTCTATGGAAAGGATAAAGGAGATGATTTAGTTTCCGCTTTATATTGGGGGTGCTATATTTTTAATATGAACATTTTAGATGATGATTGGTCATTCAAGAAAAAAGAAGAGGGGGAGGATGTGTGGGGTGTCTTAGATGATATTGAAAGGGATATAGATGAATGGGGATGGCTAAATAATACATCAGTGTTTACTTAACAAACAGATAAAAAAATATAAATAGTAAATAGTTATGGTATGGTAGTTAAAATAATACTTAGGAGGTAATAATATGTCAAATTTAATAGATAAATATTTAGGAACGGGAGTTAATGAGGATTCAACCGATGATGCCAAGAAAACACTTCAAGCAATTATAGGATCATTGAAGAAAGCCGGGAAAGATGCAGGAAAAGATTCACAAGAAATGCTAACACAGGCAGAAGGAACCATGGATTATTATAAGAAAAATGGATCGTTTTCTCCTGGGCAAGCCAAATGGATTTATAATACTTCCAAGGCACTTTTTAAATAGACTTGGAGGATTATGGATTTAATAGAAAAATATTTGGGCGAAGAAAAAAGTGATCTCCCTAATCGTTTTTGGGCCATTAGCGAATCCGCTTATTCTGATTTTATTAAAGCGGGAAATAAAGATGAAGATTGGGAAGCATATCAAAAACAAAAAAATATGGATTTTCGTAAACAAAGCGAACATCAACTTATAACTAAATGGAAAGAAGGTGAAGAACTTTCTGGAAATAGTATAGTAAATTTTCTGAGAACTAAACATATTCATCCTCCTACTTCCTTAAATGCTAGATTAGACCATAATGATACATATGTGTCTAAAACTTCAGCAAAGGGAAGAGGAATGGGAAGATTAGAAGCGAAAAAAATACATAATTGGGTATCTATAGAAATGAATAAATTTAAATAAATGGAGAAGAAATTATGGATTTAATAGAAAAGTATTTAGGTGAATCAGCAATAAAAAAAGTCCATATACATGTACAAAATATACCTATGCTTCATAGTGAATTGAAAAAATTGAGCGAGAAAAATAATTTTGCATGGGTTGCTGCTGTTGTTTTTGGGTTGGCATATATAAATGCATATGCTTCACCTAGTAAAATACCGTATAATGCGGTTGGGGATTCGCCTTCGGAATTTAAAGGATATTATCAGAAGGGAGTGTTCAAAAAATTTTCAGAAAAATTGATAGTACGATATCAACAATCAGCAGAGGGGGCAGATAGATGAATATGAATTTAATAGAAAAGTATTTGGGGGAAGCAAAAAACGAACACATAGGGGTAACAAATACCGGGCAGACATTAAAAATAGGATTTGAAAGAGGAATGTATTTTGGTGAATTAAGAGACCCCGATACAAAATTAGTAGACTCTGCCACTTTTGCAAAAACAATGGCAGATATATGGAAATGGGCAAAAGAACACAAAGTTAAAAAAATAAAATGGGAAGACGGAAAATCTGGAACAATATAATAGGAGATGAATAATGTCATTAGACATCAGACTAACCAAATCACATTTGGCAGATAGAATCAGAAGAAGATTAGGATATCCGGTAGTAAAAGTAGAATTAGACCAGCAACAAATATTCGATTCAATTGATTATTCAAGAGACAAATTTATAAAGTGGGCAGTTGGAAATGCAGTAACCGAAACATTTTTTACAGTTATGCTTTCCGCTGGGCAAGTATTTTATGATTTGCCGATAGGGGTAACTGAGATTGTAGATTACTATGATAAGGGATCGTCATATGGGATAAATCAACTTTTCACTATCGACAACTTTTTATATTCTCAAGGAATGTTCAATCCTATTTTATGGCCCGGAAATGTTGGGTATTCATTTGTATCTTATCATGTTGCTCTTGATTTTTTAAGCATGGTAAAACGATATTCACCTACCAAGTATAATTATAAATATCATAGATATACTAACCAGCTTGAAGTACAACCCGCACCCCCTTCTGGAAGTGCCTTGTTAATGAAAGATTCATTGGGAAATGAAATAACCGTAGATTCGCCTGGATTTTTATTGATTGATTCTTACATGATAGAAGGAAGTCAATATGGAGGAATGGAAACAAATCAAAATATATCCAAGTGGAAACGCGGAGATTCGGATGAAAATTTCTTTACTTCTGATTGGATATTCGATTATTCATTGGCAGAATGTAAAATTATTTTAGGAACCATCAGAAGAAAATTCCAAAATTTCAATTCAATAGGAAATGTCGGAATATCTTTAGATGGAGACACACTAGTTCAAGAAGGGAAAGAAGAGAAAGAAAAGCTAAATGAAACATTACGGCTTGAGGAGAATTTTGAAGGATATCCAATAATTATAGGATACTAAGGAAATGGAAATAATAATACCTATTGTGTTAATAATTACAGGTCTTTGTTTTGGAATATATGCTATAACCAGAAAATTATAAATGGGGGGGAGAATGAATTTAATAGATAAATATTTAGGCGAATCTACTATTTTTAAGGAAGGAGATTTGATTAGGGGTGCTGTTGAAATGCCATTTAATACCGAAATGGTGAGCGGTATTTTGATTTGCAAAATAGACAGTACATTTTATCTTATGGCAATGACAAGGAGACATTATGAATATGTAAGAGTTTATAATATTGAAAAGGACAAAGCAAAAGCATCAAGTGGATTGATGCAGTTTGCTAAAAAACATCAAATGTGGGGGCGGGGGTTATAAATGACTCATTTTTACACATATCTAAGAGAAGAAAAAGAAAAAATAAAAGTTGTCACATTGACAGAATTTAAAACTGGAGAAGAAAATGGATGGTCTTCTACTGTAAAAAGAATTGATGAAGAATGTGCAAAGCGTAAGATAGATCATAAAGTAATTTTCGTCCGAAACTCTTACTATATAGAAAAAGGAACAAATAAGGATAACATTTATTTGGGGCATATAGACCCCAAGACAAACAAAAAAGAAGTAATAGAAATCGATCCTTTAAATACGGTAGTCATGGTCAGAAAAGCAGTTTCCGAGACAGAGAAGGGGCTATCTCTATTATCTACGTTGGAAGCTAAGAATGTCTTTGTAATCAACAATAGAAAATCAATGGAGATATGCAATAATAAACTATCCACAACTACAATCACAGAAAAAGCAGGAGTAAAAAATCCTAAGACAGTCATACTTTCCGAGTGCGATAGAAACCTTCTTTTTGAAATAATGCAGAAGTTCAACAAGAATACATATCCCGTAGTGGCAAAAACTATATTGGGAGAACATGGTGTTGGTGTCATGATCATAGAAAGTTTTGAGTCTCTATATTCAGTACTTCAAACAGTATGGTCTAAAAAGATTCAAGTCATAATACAGGAATATATAAAATCACAATATGATATTAGAGCAATTGTAATTGATGGTGAATTAATTGCCGCAATGAAAAGATATAAACCCAAGGGGGAATTCAGAACTAATGCCGCGCAAGGTGGAGAAGTTAAACCTCATGAAATGACAAAGGAACAGGAAAAGGCAGCATTGATTGCCGCCGATGCTGTATATGGATATTGGATTGGTTGCGATATGATTTTAGATGAAAAAGGAGAATTATATCTGCTTGAGGTAAACACTTCCGCCGGAACCGAAGGAGTCGAAAAGGCTTCTGGTATAAATGTAGTTGGGCATTTACTTGACCATATATTAGACAAAGACAATTGGAGAAGAAATAATATAGAAGTCGGTTATCGAGAATACATGAAGTTATATGATGAAGCAAACGATGACTGGATTAAAATGGTATGCAAATTAGATACGGGGAATGGGATAACATCCTCTATCCATGCCGATGACATAAAAATAAATGGGAACTCCGTAACATTTAAATTAAACGGAACCAAAATAAAAAAGAAAATAGAGAAACGATATAAGGTCCATCTTGGCAAGCAAGACAAATATACAGAATCAAGAGTATCGGTTTTATTCAATATTAAAATAGGTAACAGAATGTTAGAGAATATAGAGTTTTCGTTGACTACACGAAAGGGGACCATCAAAGAACTGGAACCTATATTGATCGGCAGAAGACTAATAAATAAATTCGGATTTGTTATAAATTCCGATAATGAATTTATGACGAGCAAATAATAGGAGAAGAAAAAATGGATAAAGTAGAAAAATATTTAGGGGAAGCATCATCTATACATTGGACTAAGTTAGAAAAAGAAAAACAAGAGTTAATGAAAAAAATTATTCCACATCCAGAAAAAATGACATATTGGGATGGAATTCACGGAACTATAGTAGATTTAAATAGCGGCGTATATGGAAATATAATTAGATTTAATAAAAAAGATCTTAAAAAAATTTTAAACAATAATGTTAGATGGATAGATGTAAAATCAATAGGATTCTAAAAAGGAGGCGCAACAGGATGAATATATCAGATGATTTAAAAAAAGAAATGGAAAAAACATTAAAAGGGGAAGTAGAAGAAGCAAAAACATACTTAGCAAAGAAATGGTATATTGCTTGGTTGGCATTGGGAGGTATAGTTACCT